CCCATGGGCTGATGGGGTAACGCGGCATGATTATGAGCGTGGCCGCCGATTGATGTGACTGCACCACAGCGCCCACGGCGCCGGCGATCTGCTGCAGCGCGCCCATGGTGGTGAGGTCGCGGTAACTATAAGCGCCTGCGGGCACCAGCCAGTCAACCGTATCCCAGTTGAGCGTCCACCCGGTGGGCGGCAGCTCGTTATCCGCCAGCTGGTGGGCGTTGAATGCCGAGGTCTCGGTGTAGGACACGGCCGCCTGGTAGGGATCGGCCAACGTCGCGGATTGCGAGCGGCCGCGGATGGTCCACTCGCTATAGCCGTTGCGGCGCGACTCGCTCCAGCTCTCGACCAGGGCGACAAACACATGGCCGTTAATCGTGGCCTGCACCGCCACCGGTGCGCTGCCGACCGAGGGCATCACTAGTTCGAGCGCGGCGCGATTGAGCAGGCGCGCGCTGAACTGCCAGCTCCACGACTCCATATCCACCGACACATCCACCGCCGCCGCGGCAATCGGCGCGCCGTCTGACACACGGATGAGCACCACGCTAGTCATGATCACATACACCCTGAGATAAGGCGCGCGCGGCGTACACGCGAGCGCGCGGAAGGCCAGCGGCACACCACCGAGATAGCGCTCGATGGGACACATAAAATCGAGATCGACCGCCGATCCGGGCGGCGGAATGTACACTCGGGGGTCCGGCGGCGGCGGCACGTAGGGCGCGGGCGGCGGCCAGACGAAAATCGGTGGCCGGCCCTGCTCCCACGGAATGCGCACGCTCACGCGTTGCAATGGCGGTGAGAACCACGGCAGGGCAATGGGGCGGCGCAGCGGGATGGCACCCTCCCAGGGCATGCGCAACGTCTCGGCTACGGCCGCGGCGGCCTGCCATGGCAGACGCCATGCGCGTGAGATCGGTAATGCCTGCTCCCACGGTAAGCGCCACGCGCGGCTGATCTGCTGCGCGCTGGCCCACGGCAGGCGCCAGGCGCGACCTATCTGCTCTGCGCTGGACCACGGCAGGGCGATATTGCGCCCCATCGGTACGGCGCGGTCCCATGACAATGCAAATGCGCGGATGACCGGCCCCGCGGCGCGCTCCCACGGCAGCGAGCATTCCCGCCGGAGCAGCGTATCGTAATCGCTCCACGGCAGCGCGACGGCGCGCGCGAGCGTCATGGTGCCCTGCCACGGCACGCCGACCGATTTTCGCAGGCCATACCATTCGACCGGCGGCGGCGGGTCGCCCAGCTCGCTGCCGAAGTTGAGATCCACCGCCGTCGCTGGCGGCGGCGTGTAAATATTGATGAGATTGAGGTTGACGGCGGGCATTCATCACATCGGGTCGGGTGTGACGTTGTCGGCGACAACGGCGTTGTAGATTTCAAGGTAATCATGCGCGAGCACGAAATAATCACGCGCGCGGTCGATGTGCTGGAACGCATAGGCGCCATTGGCGGCGCTCCAGGTCTCACGGATCAGTCGTCCGCTACGCGCATCGAATAAGCGCACCCGCCGACTGCCTGGCACAGTGTTGATGGTGATGGTGCCCTCGATCACCCCATTGCCCCCATCCTGAATATCACGCGACATTATTGCGCCGAGCACAAAGCCGGCGGCAGGCGCCCCGATTATCGGCGACGCTGAAAGCCTGATGATTTCGCCCAGAATCAACCCGGCCATGACTACCTCCACGGCCCGGTGGCATCGAATATCACGCGTGATGCTTGGCCAGATATGTCAGTCGCAGCGGCCATAAAAAAACGCTTGCCGGGCGCGGCGGGAATATTGTCTATCACCGTCCCATGTGACGGCATGGACGCCACGGTGTGCAGCGGTCTGTACATGCCGGGCATTACCCCGCGCACGGCGTTTGATGTCTGCTCGCGCAGATGCACAACGGACAACAGCAGCCCGTTGTCGACGGGGTTGGGGTAGACTGGAAAACTCGCGACGGGATTGGCATCGACCGCGAATTTCACTTGACCGCTTAGTTGGCTATGAGCACGCGCAAGAATATGCCCCTCTTCAACTCCGTAATATAAAAAATAATTCTGACTACCACTGATCATGCTGCCTGCCGTGGTAATGAGATCGGAATTCAACACGCAATGGAATGCATCGCCGGATTTATAGCTATTGATATCCCCGAAATAATAACCGGCATAGTTGTTTGATGTATCCCAGGAACTGAGCAAGTAAAAGAACTTAGCATCACCGACTACCATCCAGTTGCGTAACGTAGCGTCGGCGGTCGACGACTTATACCAACATGATGTGGCCATACTGAACATACCGCTGCCGGTATCGACATCGGTCATCGACTCATAGCCTTTGGTCGCCGCATATTTCGCGGCCGCGTCATCGACACGCAATAACATGGCCGTGGCCGCCGGGTCGCTCGATAGGTACACGGCTTTGTTGGTACCGCTGTATTGTTTGGTCCATCCTAGCGGGGCGATTTTGCTGGTAGGGGAACCGGTGCCGGGTGTGGTGGGCGTGCCGGTCACATCGAATTTATAGGTGGTGCTGGTGACATCGTAGATACGGAATTCGCCGTTATATTCTGCTTGTGTGTTCCCGGCATGCAGCACCACATCATGCTCGCGGCATCCATGCCCGGCGGCGCGGGATGCCGTAGCCACCGATCCGCTGCGGGTGATGCTGTCGAGTGCCACAAGGTTGTATCCATTCACCAGCACCGCGTCCAGCAACGATATCAAATTGCCTGCGGTACCGCTCAGCGACGGCGCGCCGGTTTGCGTGCTCTCGAATAGTTTTACACTAGTGCTCATGCGTTAATGTCTCCACGAATCTCGACGGAAAATAAATCGCTCGCCTGCGGCTCACCCAAGTTAACGCAGCGGTCTATCCATACCGGTCCTGCGGCGGCCTCGGTGTTGAAACGCAGCGCGTTGCCGCTGCTCCAGCCGCTGCCCCAGCCCAAGGCGGGAATGGCAAAATACGGCTCACCCGTTGTCGGGTTGATGGGCGCAGTGAGAGTGCCGGTGCTGCCTACGGCGATTTGCCCCACGGTTTCGCCGATCACCCGGAACGCGGTCGCCCCGGTGAATTCGACGGCCCAGCGTTCTTTGATCGCGCCTTTGTTGGTCACAGTGATGGGATAGGTCACATGATTGTAGGTGGCGGGCGCGCCTGAGCCGATTACGCCATCCGACCACACGCCGGTCCAGGTCTGTTGGTCGAGCACGTTGAGCACGCGCGCTTTAAGGTCGCCGAGATAAAGCGCGGAACTCACCAGGGTTTCGTTGGCGGGAAACGTACGCGTCACCGAGCCGGCAACAGTCAATTGCTTGGTGGCGTTGTTCACGGCGGTGAGGCGGAACATCTGCTCGATGCGGTGGCGGGCGATCAGCGGTTGCGTGTAGGCGCTGAGATCGAGCGGCGTGGCCATCGTCACCTGGCCGGTCGTGAGATTGACCGTGTATTTATCGGTGGCGACGATATCACCCTCTTGATCGACCAAGATGCAGCGCGCCAGCGTGGCGCGCGACAAGTTCACGACCTGCCCCGCCGAGAGTGGATTGGGCATCGTGTCTTCGTCGGTGTGATGCACGACAACCACACTGCCAGGCGCGAAAATCGGAGCCCGCCCATCGGGTAGGTTGGCCGGATTGAACTTGACTAAGTTCTGGTCTACCCCATCATATTTTGGCGATATCCGCTCATTGACTGTGCCAACCGTCAGCACGCTGCCACTGCTGACTGTCGCGGCAAGTGGTGAGATACCGTATCTGCCGGGCTGAGTCTTGGCGATCCCGAATGTCGAAATCGCATTCGGGCCGAGAACACTATATGGCGAGAAAGTGGCGACCCAAGGACCCGCACCCGTCACGCCGGTGACGTAAACCACATCCACCAGCGTATTGCCGGTCGTGGCGAAACGATATACACCGCCTACTATCGGTGCAGCATCGCTTACGGTAACGCTGCTTGATGTGCTGGCAGTTACCGTATGCGCCTGCAGCACGTCGGCGGAATTGGTGCTATATCTATTTGCCTCCAGAGATTCGGCCGCCGCGGCGCGCTCATCCGTGTGCGACCCCGTCGTATACATCACCGCCGACACCGCCGGATCCGTCGGCCCGGCCACGATGATCGCATGCGCGCCGAGCAGTGACTCGGTATCGGTAGTGAGCAGGGCCGGAAACACTTTGCGCAGAAATACCCGGCCGTTGATGCGGTCCAGGGTGGCGATGTCCGGGAACAGATTGTTGCTCACTCCATCCACAACCTCATTTCCACTCATCCGCCCGCCGCCGTCGGCGTCGTCGGTAAGGCGTTCTGATTTCATTAATTTGATGTCGTTGGTCGTGATCGGCATGGTTTAGACCTGCATTAATCGGATGGTGAGATAGTAATAATCTTCGCCTGGCATCACCTGGTTATGGCTCA